CCGGCCGTTCACTCCACTCTCATTTCATCGAGCTGGTGGAATAGCCTTGTTAACCCGGTGGGCTCCGGGGCAGTGTACAACACAGAAGCATGTTTCCCGATTTGATCAGTGGTGGAGTTCCACTTCGTTCTATAGGAGGGTATTCATGTCTCCCAGAACCAGCCAATTACTGAGGGTCGTTAGCCCTCTCGCTGAACCCGAGGTTCCCCGTTTATTTTTGGTTGGTCGTATCACAGATTAGACCTTTGTGTTATAGACTGTTGAATAAACACACCCACAGAGACTAGCTGCGGCCCCTATTGTCAACACAAAGCCTGCGAACACTGTCGTGGACAGCACGCAAACCGCTATCACATGTAGATCATCCATCGGCCACACAAAGTACGATACGGCGGTAAAGGACTAGTTTACCCGAGCTTACGAACCGAAGTTCTGCCTGTTTCCCAGGATCCGTATTTGCGAGTGGTGTTGATCTTCACTATGTGTCATCGAGGCTTGCTTTGTATTGTTTTGCTGCTGTTAGGCCCAAAGACTTCCTAATCCTGGTGTATTCAGATGCTTGTTCTCTCGTCATTCCAGCAGTGGAAGACTGGGAGCCAGGGGAAGCCGTGCTAGTCTTATTAGATAATACGAAACGGGTAAGAGGATTTTTAGGTTGTTTTGGCTGCCTGTCGTAAAGCAGAGTAGATGGTGCTCTGTTTACTTCACGCAATTTTTCAGCTATGACAGGAGGAACATCATCAGAAGTGATGTTCTGGCCTTGGTAAGTGCCAAGGACTTCCTTTGTCTGAGATTTTGGTAAAGACCTCCCATCTCGGTCTATTGGTTTGCTGCTCATCTCAGATTTAGAGGGCAAGATATCCGGGGCAGCATCAGGTATTGATACAGTGGCTGCCTCGTATTCAAGAATGGCCCTAGTAAGTTCTTCTTCCTTCAAGTCAAAGGCTTTCTCAGCCTCAGTATCAGAGGTCAACGATGCGGTGTCGATAGGGGATCCGGCATCCATTTCCTTATCAACCACTGGTTGTTCATCTTCCTGCTCTGGTACTTGGTCAGGATTGTAGGGTGGGAGCACATTCATCCACCCGTAATCTCGGTTCTCTGTTCTCCTGACCGTGCTCGTGTGCCTGCTATAGCGTTCTGCCTCAACATCAGATTCATCCACAGTGACAGATATGGTTCCAAATTCCATTCTTTTATCTGTGTACCCTCCATACGACACAACATAGTTGTATTTGTCAGCCTTCATGGTTTTAGGTGCCATGAGGTAAAACTTGGGATCAGCACCCCTAGCTTTGACATGGAAAGATATCACAGCATCTCTTTCAACTATTTGTCCATCTGTGAATTTACAGCTGTTTAATTCCAAATCTTCATGGCCTGGACGCCAAGTGTTTGTTCCTAGAAGATTTGTTATATCACAGCCGACATAGTTACCTACGCCCCAGTAGTCCCCACTTTGGCTTTGGTAGGCTATCAAGCCTATCCAATATCCGTCTCTGTTTCCTCCAATGTGGTCCACAGATTGTAGACCTTCGCAAGAGATATTCACGCTGTACTCACCAGCGGGTATAGGAAATATAAATGCTGCTTGCGCTTGGACACTGTTGTTGGAGTTCCACCATGCCTTGACGGTTCTTTGCTCCGAAGTTTCATTTTCGATGTACTGAAAAGATTGATCATTCATCGCCTTAACGGCAATGCTATCCGAACTCTCCCTAGTTTGTATGACAACATAGGGCGTTCCTACGTACTCGAAAAACCGTTTCTGTCGAGGCTCTGGTGTTGGCTGCGGATCAGGTTTGGGCTCTGGCTGGGGTTGTGGCGAAGGTTCTGGTGTTGAGGAGTCTACCTATTTGGGAGTCATGTTGGCAACGCGTATTGTAATGATGAATTGCCCGGCGGTATCAGATGTACTACCATTCGCCTTGTATAGCATGTAAAATTGGTTCACCGTACTCTCCCTGAATTCCTTCCCGTCAATCTGTTGGGCGGTGAAGGTTTTGGTTGCTGATTTTGAGATGGTGAATGAGTTAATGTAGCTACCCAAGGTTGATTGTGAGCACCAAGTGTCGAGTTCAATAAACATTGCGCCGACTGTAGAGGCGGACGCGTGTGACTTAAACTCAACCTTGACGTTTGTGATCTTGTAAAGGTGGTAGGACTTGAGTATTCCACCTGAAAGCGCTGGGCATTGCGAAAGGTCGGGACCGAACTTGATTGTCCCTGAGGAGTTGGCCTTAAGGTCGTTGACTGAGAATACGAATACCTCAGTCCTGCCTGCTGGTCCAGATATAAGATTTGCCCCTCCTCCTCTTGTGCGTCGACGAGCTCGTCGTTTTGGTCCGGCTCGATTGGGTTGGACCACAACCATTCTCCGAACTGCGCTAACGCGCCTTGCTCTCCTTGGGCCATTCCTCCTGCGGTTGTTTCTACGGCCTACTGAATTCATTCACTACCTCTCTAGTAGTGTCTGAAACTTTATTGTAAATAAAATACGTGAGAGCTAATGTACAGGGTATAGACGCTATAAACCCTATTCCAAACCCAGCTAAAATCTGGTAATTAATATTCGTTATGTGAGTGGTTTTCCGGTATGGAAAGTAGTATTGATTGCAGATGTGGAGTAGTCACCTTCACACTCTGGAGTTGGGCACTTACCGTAAGATTGTCGTAGTACCGCTCGACAATTTGTTGTATCTTAGGGTCAACTCCGAATGATTCCCAGTAGGACATCCTACTATGATTGGTGATAGGTGTGTCTTGGAAGGTACGTCTACCTTGTAGTCTCTCATCCGTTCCATACGAAATGACGTTTTTGATGAATTCCTCACTCACTTTCTTGTACCCAGAGCTTCTGTATAGGCATTTGTAGAAGCTCTCAAGTATGGGTACCCCAGCGTTGAGCACCAAGCCGCACTGAGCCACGGCCGACATGTAGCTTTTAACGTCGGATTGATTGAGCATGCTCAGTAGTGTTGTGCTATCTTTGCCTATGCTATCGGGCCTTCTGACCATTCTATACTTTCCATTAATAGAGACCGGTTTTGACTGGCAAAACTCCAATTGCTCCAGTTCGTAGACTGGTTTTTCGGTCACCATGTTGAAGCCATACCGGAGGAAATGGTCGTACATGCCATCAAAGAGCTTCTCATTGGCTCTATCAGTGATGATGACACAGTCGTCTCCGTTGTTACAAAGTTCAGCTTCAACACCCAGCTTCTTGAAATAGGCATGCATCATGCCGCACATTATGAGCTTATTTCCCATGCTGGTGTTAATGTCACCGGACATTCTGTGGCCTCTTACCTTGAATCTAAGCATTTTATCTTCAACAAACATCTTGATGTTGTTGGTGATTTGATGTTCAAGTGCAAGAGCCAGTTCGCTGTCTCCAAAGACCCCATTATATATCCCGTGTTCCCACTTAAGCGCCTGCTCTGACACGTGTTGGTCAAAGCGGCTAGCATCCACGCCGATGGCGACGGGGCATGCAAACTTTTGCCACTTCTTGGCTATGATTCTTCCTTGTTTAAAGTTGTCATAGCCAGAAAGCACAGTGGGGGATCCGAACACACTATCGATAGCGTGCATGATCTTCTTCTCGTTGAATTTCAAACGAGTTCCTAGGATGATGTTGTACCGCTTGCTGCGGGGGCAAATCAATCGGGGGGCGATGTCCTTGGTCATCCAGTGTTTTTCCTTCTTCAGGAAAGCTTGCACATTGGCATCCTTCTGATGGTAAGGGATAGTTCTCAATGATGCAATAGCTTTGTGATACATGGCCCGCTTTCCTGCGCTATAGCTGTTAGCCAGGAGTTGCGCTGGGTATGTCTTACAGTATCCCACCTCTTCTATAATGGATTTCTGAAAGTAATCCATTGTATCAGTGAAAATGTCATGCTCTGGGCGGGGGGGGTAGATTGCCTTATCCCCCTTTCCTACTGTGTAAACTCTTCTCTCCACTGCTACAAGCGCATTGTGCAGGGAGGCATTTGGTGCCTTATATACAAGACCTAGGTGGGTTTGGCTAAGGTATCTAATATTACAACTAACCTTACGGAGTCGGGCTCCGTCTGTGACCGCAATCTCTGGCAGCCCGAGAATGGGGAATGGGCTCTCAAAACCAGAGGCGGTACAGAGCCCCTCTAAAAACCCACAGAGTCAAGCACGTCCATGCGTTCCCGCCTGGCACGTGCTTCAGGACTCTGCAGCACCATCTTCAATTTGATGTCCTTGTTGGTTGGAATTGGCACAGACATCGATGCGACTTGCTTTAAATATGTCTTGCTAGCAATGTCGAGTTTGAATTTGTCCCCTACGTTTTCAACGTAGCGGGCGATGGTGGCTAGAGACAATTCATCTGCGTTAAGCGTTGAGTTCTTCAGCTTAATTGTCTCTGTAATCCAGGTGGAGGCGGCATCCCTGGCTTCGGCGGTATCCTTGATAGATCTCACCTCTTCCATGATGGGCTCGAGGTGTTTCTCTTCTTCGCCGTTTCTCTCTTTTACGACCTCCTTCATGAGGCCGGTCTCCACCTTTTTGACCTCTGTAAAGCTGTAGAGGTCCTGCACGTCAACGGGGGCGAACATTTCTGCTCCGATTTTGGCAGCAGCTCTGGCATTGTCCTTCGCCTCGTCCTTGACGTCCTTCACCAGCCTGAGACGACTTCTCAAGTCGTTCCAACAGTTGATGAAGCCGCGGCCCTTTTCCTTGATGTATTTCTTGGCCGCTCGCACCTCAAATTGGTGCTGTTCTTCTAGAAGTTTTTCGAGCTTCTCGCTCTTGACTTCTAGGTCCTGCCTGGTAGGCTCACAGGAAAGTGGCGCGTAGACGCCACCTCTCGACTTCGTAAAGAAGTCGGTCCAAGCCTCGGTCACCCCAGTTTTAGATTTTTGGGCAACCAGCAGTTTCAAGAGGCTCCTTGCCTCTTCCACCTCATCCTCCCTCTCGGCAAACTCCTCAGCGAGCTCTGCCTCGAAGTCCTCAATGTCAGCCATATGCCCGAAGCACATGTTGACAAAGGCGTCATGGGCCTTAAACTGCCCAGATATCTCCATCAGCCATCGTTTGAAACAATAATATATAGATTTCAAACGAGAGTAACAATGACTGATGAAGTCTTTAACCGCCTTAGTGCTAGCTCCTATGAGTATTTCGAAGAACATGATGGCGGTGGGGATAGAAGGGTGGCCCTCAGCTAGTCAGGCAATAAGGGGACCGTTGTTGCAACTACTTCTCGAATACAAAACGAGTGTGTAGTGTGTTACAAG